AAAAGAATCGAGATTTAGTAATAATGTATAGAGATGATGAATTTATTTGGTCTCAAAAATATAGACCTAGAACTGTAGCAGATTGCATTCTTCCCGAAAAGACTAAGCAATTGGCTTTGGAAATTTTGGAAACCGGAAAAATTCCAAATCTTCTCTTAGCACATCCAAATCCTGGCATTGGAAAAACTACTTTGGCAATAGCTTTGTGTGAAGAACTTGAAGCTGATTATCTGGTTATCAATTCTTCACTTGATGCAAATATCGATACATTACGATACCAGGTCAATCAATTTGCATCAACAGTGAGTTTAACTGGTGGTCAGAAGGTGGTGATATGGGAAGAAGCTGATGCAATGCCAAAAGGTACTCAGGATGCTCTAAGAGCATTTATGGAAGAATTTTCTACAAATTGCACTCACATTCTTACTGCAAATTATAAACAAAGAATACTTCCTGCAATTCAATCAAGATGTTCTGAATTGGAATACAGTATTCCTACTGATCAAAAACCTAAAATCGCTGGACAAATTTCTAAAAGAATCTATGAAATTTTGGAAAAGGAAAATGTAACTTTTGATAAGAAAGTTGTTAATGAAATTATATTAAAGAAATTTCCGGATTTCCGGAACATGCTTAATATCTTACAAACCTGTTCTGCTGGTGGTGAATTAAATACATATTCATTAGTAAGTCTTGATCATACTAAATTCGATTCATTGATTCAGGATCTGAAGAATAAAAAATTCAGTAATGCCAGAAAATGGCTAGTTGAAAACTCTGGAATCGATGCTACAACATTATTTGACAATCTATATAAATCTAGTGTAGATTATCTGGAACCTTCCAGTGTTGCGGAATTAATTTTGATACTGGCTAAATATCAAGCTAATGTTCCATTTGTTGCAAATCAAGAAATTAACACTGCAGCTTGTTTAACAGAAATTATGCTATTGGATGGATGGAAATGAGAACACATACTTATAAAAATACAGAAGAATCTAGTTAATTAATCATGACTCCATTCGAAGTAGTAAGATTAATTAATCAAAGAAAAGATTTGGATTGGTTGGAAGTAGCAGCAGATTATCTTCCATATATAATTAATCTGTCGTATTCTTTTAATCCACAAACAATCTTAATTTCAAATGAGTTGAATAAGAATCATTCTATTCCTCTTGAATGGCAGTTCCAATTTTATAAAAATGCAGTTGCCAAAGGAACTAAAAATACTTGGATAAAAGGTAGCAAAGAAATTCAAAATGATTTGAGCTATATTATGCTTTATTATAATGTATCTCAAATCAAAGCTGAAGAAATTGCAAAAATATTATCTCAAGAACAAATAAAAGAAATAGAATTAAAATATAATAAAAATAAAGGAAAACAAAATGAATGAAGATGTATTTAATGGTTTAGGTGTTCCTGTGAAGATAGGAAACCCTGATGATTTTCTAGTAATAAAAGAAACACTTGAACGTATTGGAATTTGCACAATTCCAAAAGGTGGAGAAAAAACATTATATCAATCCTGTCACATTTTATTCAAACGGGGTCAATATGCAATTATGCATTTCTTGGAACTGTTTGAGTTGGATGGTCGTGGAAAAAATTTTTCAAACGAAGACAGACTTCGAAGAAATCTAATTGCAAATCGATTGCAGGAATGGGGATTATTAGAAATTATTAATCCTGAGTTGGTGAAGGAATCCGCACCCCAATCTTCTATAACTATTATTCCTTATGATGATAAGTTAAATGGTAGTGTTAAATTTGTACAGAAATATAGAATTGGAAGAAAGTAAATGACAAAACATGTTCATCATGATATGATTATTGAGTGGGCTAAAGATGCTTCCAGGAAAGTGCAGTTTGCCCATTATCATCCGTTAGATACGATGAAAATACTTGAAATCGATTGGTTCGATTGTCCAACGACACCGGAATGGAATCCAAACAAAGTATATAGATTCAAACCAGAACCAAAAGTTAAATATTATTATCTTTTGACTTGTCAAGATAACTTTGGAGAAATTACCACTCTTCTCCAAAGGTGTGGCGAATACAACTGGTTAATTGATGATGATAAAATTATTTCAAGAAGTGCCACATTTAAGGTTGTTGATGGTATGTTTCCAGAAGACTTTGGAAATTTTTTAGATAAATCTCAATACCCAGAAGAAATCAATGATAATAGCATTTGAAGGAATTGATGGTTCCGGAAAAGATTCAGTTATTCAAAAAATTACACAAAGGTGTTCTAATAGAGGAATAACTTCCAAATGTTTTTATATAGTTGGTGGATCTGAACTTGCTGATAGAATCAGAGATATAATGTTTTATTCTGATGTTGAAATGAGTGAAGCTTCCAGAGAATTATTTTATACGATAATTCGAATGGAAGTTTTCAAAGAAGCTGATAGATATCACAAAGAAAATCCGGATCATCTTCTAATATTTAATAGAACTATTGTAAGTTCTTTAGTCTATCAAGCACTTGTTTCACAAGATAAAAATGCTGTTAGAAGAATATCAGATTTGTATTCTGCTAGTGTTAATTTTAATTCTTCTGGTTCCGCAGCAACTGATATTGACACAATGTTTTATTTAAAGATATCATTGGAAACTTCTATCAAGAGAGATTTGATCGGATGTGATTATGACAACAACAATCACAATAAGCTTGAATTAGCTTCAAGATTTTATGATAAAATTTTTAATAGAACATTAGGCCAGCTTTATCATCATTGTATTGGATCTAATCAGGAATTGGAAACATTTTTGAAGAATGTTGATATGAAAACTATCAATGCCGAACAAGAACTTGAAGATGTTGTTAATGATGTGGAGAATTATTTAAATGAAAAATATCCATTATATTTCCGGAAATGATATAGATAAACTTGTTGAATCTGCAATTTGGTATATGAACATTGGGATCAGACCAGAATTAAAGACAGGTGAACAAGTTATTGTCAAATTTTATGATGGTACAATTGGTTATTATAATACTACAACTCCACAAAGTTATAAATGGAATTTAAATAATATTCATTTAATTTCAGCTTATGCAATTTTTGATATTGATTTAAAGCCAGTTCATAGAGGTGTAGTTAGGTTACATCCAGATTCCGCTGGATGGTTTGAAAATTATTATGTGATAAAGTTGGTGGATTCATTATCATGTATTTATCTGAAGATAATGAATGAAAAATTTTTATTAATTTATTCTATTGTAATAACTCTACTTTATTGGTATAATATTCCTTTTAACTTCTTGGAGCATTAATTTCATGGAAAAGGTTGAAATATTATTTATAAGAGCTTGTAAATCTTTAAATGCAACGACTAGAGTTAAAAGTGTTTATCGAAGATTTTATCTGACTGATAAGATTCCAGAACAACAACTTTATACGATTCTAACTTTTTTGCTGGCTAATATAGTTGAAAGGTATTTGATGTCTGGTATCAGATTAAATGAATTGATAGACCATTTAAATCCAAAAAACAGCATTTATGGATTTGAAAAAGAATTTGAAACTCAAGAAAAAAATAATTATCTTGAAAATGCTTTAAATCAAATGATATCATATCTAAGATTTTCTAGCATCGACAAGTATCCGGAATATCCAGTACCTTCAAAATTTAGAAATAAGGAATCGGTTTGCATAAAAAATTCTACACAGACATAAGAAAGTACGGTAATAAAATATTACATAGAGGGTATGAAAACGGTATTCGAATTGATGAAGAAGTTAAGTTTCAACCTTCTATGTTTATGCATACTAAAGACGATTCCACAAGTGAATGGAAAGATCTTTATGGAAAACAAATAACAAAATTAGATTTTGATTCAATTAATGACTGTGAGGATTTTTATAAAAGATATGATGGAGTTTCCGGAATGGAAATTTCCGGCCATAAAAAATATGCAATACAATTTTCTCATGATCGATATCCCAATGTAATTGAATATGATCCTTCATTAATTTATGTATCGTTTCAAGACATTGAAGTTCATTCTGATGATATTCATGGATTTCCATTTCCTCACAAAGCAGATCATCCTGTAGTTACAATATCAAGTGTTACTTCCAGAAACACAATATTTTGTGTTAGCTTAAAACCTAAAGAAAGTTCATCTTTTATCTTGGAACCTGAGTTTGAAGGTTATCCAGTAGAATATATACAGGCCAGAGATGAAAAGCATTTATTCATGGTTTATTTGGCTTATCTTCGCAGAGAAGATTTTGATATATTTTCCGGATGGTATTGTGCTAAGTTCGATTTTCCTTATCTTTTCAATAGGATGAAGAAAATTGTAGGTGAAGCTAATGCAAAGAAATTATCTCCACATGGAATTGTTTATTATAAACAATTTGAAAAATTTGGAAAGATTGAATGTGATCTTGATATCTATGGAATTCAGGTTCTTGATTACTTAGAATTATTTCTAAAGTTTGCCAAGGTATCTTACGGCCCTCAAGAAGACTATAAATTAAATACAATAGCCAATGTTGTACTTGGGGAAAAGAAAATAGATTATTCGGAATACGGATCTTTGAAAAATCTATATAACGAAAATCCAAAGTTACATACTGAATATTGTATCAAAGATTCTCTGTTAGTAAAACAGATGAACGATAAAATAAGATATATTAACATAGCATTATCTATGTCTTATAAGGGTCATGTTAATTTTTCTGATTCATTGGGTGTCACAGAACTTTGGGATTCTTATATTTATGGAGAATTGCTTAAAGAAAAAGTTTGTGTTCCACCTTATTTAAAACACGATTCAAGTGGATTTGAAGGTGCTTATGTAAAACCTGTTATTACTGGATTACATAGATGGGTTCTTTCAGTCGATATTAGAGCACTGTATCCACATATTTTAGCTCAGTATAATATTTCACCAGAAACTTTAGGTGATTATATTGATGGTGTTTCGGTTGATTCATTAATGGCCGGGAATTTTCCTGATTTTGTAGAAGGATTCTGCATTGGTGCTAAAGGTTGGACATTCTCTAAAGATAAACTTGGGATCATTCCGAGATTGGTTTTGAAAGGTCTAGCTGCCAGAGATGAATTGAAAACCAAAATGATCGATGCCAAGAAAGAATTTAATGTTGGTGTTGAAGATGAATACAGAAAGAAAATCTTAGAAGATCTGATTATCATTTTAGATTCCGCTCAAGCCGCTGAAAAAGAAATGTTGAATTCTTTATATGGTGCATTGGGAGCTGGTGCTTTCAGATATTTTGATTATAGATTGGCTGAGACTGTTACTTTGACTGGACAAGTTACTATCAAAACCTTGGAAAAAACTATCAATACTTATCTTCAATCAATTATGAATGATAAGAAGGATAGGATTGTTGCCATGGATACAGATTCTTGCTACATAATTTTGGATGATGTGATAAAGCATTTGGGTGCTGAAGAAGCCAATGATCTAACCAAAGTTAAAATTCTGGATAGATTTTATACAGATAAATTAAATGTAGTAATTGAGGAAGCTTCAGATCTGCTTGCTAAGAAGCTTGGATGTGACAAGAATTTGATTATAATGAAGCGGGAAGGTATTGCATCAGTTTCTATTCATGCCGCCAAAAAAAGATACATTCAATGGATTTTAAATTCTGAAGGTGTTCAGTATAAAGAACCAAAACTGAAAATTATGGGAATTGAAGCTATTAAATCTTCAACACCAGCCGCTGTAAAAGTCCTATTCAAAGAAGCTTTTAAGATAATGATTTTAGAAGGTGAAAAATCTACACAAGATTTCATTGAAAGTAAATTTGATTATTATAAGACATTGAGTTATTATGATATTTCTAAACCATCTGGAATTTCGGACATCGAAAAGTATCATGATGAAGAAAATGTTTTTGGAAAGAAATGTCCAAAACATGTTAGAGCTTCATTATTTTATAATAAATTGCTGAAAGATTTAAATATTGAAGATAAATATTCTAAAATTTATTCAGCGGATAAAGTGAAATTGCTGAATCTTAGATTGCCGAATCCGATTCATTCAGATTGTATTGCTTATGTTGATGTTCTTCCAAAGGAATTTGATCTGGAAAAATATATCGATTATGCCGATATGTGGGATCTAACTTTTAGAAATCCAATGAAAAACCTGATGGAAATTTGTGGATGGGAAGTTGAAGAATCTGATAGTCTTGAAGCATTTTTTGGTTGATTTTGTAATTCATTTATGATATAATTAATATATAATTTATTGGAGATATTATTTTGGCTTTACACTTATTCATGACAATTAAAGGTGTTGAAATAATTGGTACTGCAGGAATTGAGTATATTGATTCTCATCAGATACAAAATCCTTTTGTTGTTCAAAGTTGCAAAATGGCTAGAATAAGAATTGATGCTGAAGGAATGCCGGAAGTTATTCCTTCAAATCATAAATATATATTAAAACCTTGCAATCACAGGGTAATAGATCCAGTCAATTATACTATCAATTTGAAAAAAGTTAATATACTTTATGTTGTAAATCAAGACTTTCTTCCACCAGAATTGATTGGAGCTTATTTAGAAGAAATAAAATCTTTAAAATAAAAGTAAGGAGGTATAGTTTGAAATTAATTATAAGTTTTTTATTATTAATCACATTAACAACTACCCAAGCAGCACAAATCAAAGTAATGAGTTATAAACAGGAATTAAAATGTTTAACAGCAGCAATATTTTATGAAGCAAATATAGAATCAGAATATGGAAAAATTGCTGTAGCTCATGTAATAAAAAACAGAACCAAATCAAAGTATCATCCTTCGGGAATCTGTAATGTTATATTGGAACCAGGTCAATTTCAATGGACAAAGAAAAAGGAAATTGAATATGTTGCTGAAGTTAGTAAATTAGCACATGGAGTTTTGGTAGGAAAAATTCCAGATAACACAAAAGGTTCTACTCACTTCCATAGAAAAGATTTAAAACCAGGTTGGAAAAATCTGGAAAGAACTGTTTCTATTGGTAATCATGAATTTTATAGGTATCCATCTTGAAAATACGGGTAACAATGCCAGAGTTTATAGCTATGGATTATGTCAAAGATGAAGAGAGTGGTAATTTTGCTCCAATCATGACAATAAAAATGAAATCAAAAATAATGGTTTTGGAAATAAATGATGTTGATTCGGATCTTGAAAAGCTGGTAGAAAGAACCACAAATTGGTTTACCGAATATTTTGCTATTCAACCACTCATAGAAACTTCCAGCATTTTCATGGGAGAAGAAATGATAGAACAAAAATCATTAAAAGAATACACCACTAATTTAGACATGATAGATTTCAATGCATTGCAATATGCCAGAGATAATGGTTTGATTTATATGGATGTAACTGACACAATACATTAAAAGGAATACATGGGAACATTATTAGATAAATTATTAAAATCCGGAAAGAAAAACACAAGTTTATTGAGAGATTCTGAAATATTCAATAACAAAGATTGTACTAGCATTGCAGTTCCAGTGTTGAATATTGCATTGTCTGGTGATTTAGATGGTGGATTGAAAGCTGGTATTACTCAGATTGCAGGTCCTAGTAAGCATTTTAAAAGTTTACTTGCATTGATTTTAGTCAAATCATTTATGGATAAACATCCGGATTCTGTTTGTATTTTCTTTGATTCAGAATTTGGTATAACTCCAGATTATATAAAATCAATTGGTGTCGATGACACAAGAATTATTCATGAACCAATCGAAAACATTGAAGATTTAAAATTCAAAATGGTTCAGAGATTGGGAGAAATTTCCAGAGAAGATAAGGTTGTGTTCTTTATCGATTCAGTTGGAAATTTAGCTTCAGTGAAAGAAGTCGAAGATGCCGAAGAAGAAAAATCTGTTCAGGATATGACAAGGGCAAAACAATTTAATTCATTGTGGAGAATTGTAACACCTTCAATTACAATGAGAGACATTCCTTGCATTGCTATTAATCGATCATATCAGACACAAGAATTATATTCCAAAGCTGTTTTATCTGGTGGCACTGGAATGATGTATTCAGCAGATACCGTATTCATGATTGGAAAATCTCAGGAAAAAGAAGGAACTGAAATTGTTGGATGGAATTTCACAATCAACATAGAAAAATCCAGATTTGTCCGAGAAAAATCTAAGATTCCTTTCTTGGTTACTTATGAAGGTGGATTGAATAAATGGGGAGGATTGTTGGAACTTGCTTTAGAATATGGAGCAGTTATCAAACCTTCTAATGGTTGGTATCAGAAAGTCGATAAATCCACTGGAGAATTAATTGGTGGAAAACTTAGAGAAAAGGATACCGCCACCAAAGAATTTATGGAACCAATCATTAATGATCCTGGTTTTAAAGAATTCATTAAACAAACTTATCTGGTAGCTTCAAATACCATGATTAAAAATGATGAACAATCAGAAGAATTATAGAATTGAAGAAAATGTTGTAATTATAACTGATGGTGGATTTAAAGGTCTACAATTTACCATCAGTGACTTCGAAAGTTCTGAAGGGAAATTGAAATATAATTACAAGATAATTTCAGGTGATGTTCAGATAAATGAAGGTGAAGAATTTAAAAACTTGATTAAATCTGTAGTTGATGATATAATATATAATTACGGACTTGAGGAAGATTATGGGAATTAAAGTATTAAGCTTATTTGATGGTATGTCTTGTGGACATATATCATTAGACAGATTAGGTATAACTGTTGATCAATATTTTGCAAGTGAAATAGACAAACATGCTATTAAAGTTACAATGGATAATTATCCAAATACTATCCAAATTGGTGATGTAACTAAAGTTTTTGCGAAAGATTTACCAAAAATTGATTTATTGATTGGGGTTCTCCATGTCAGGGTTTCAGTTTAGCTGGAAAGCAATTGAATTTTGAAGATCCTAGATCAAAATTATTTTTTGAATTTGTTAGATTGTTGGAAGAATGTAAGCCAAAATATTTCCTTTTAGAAAATGTAAAAATGAAAAAAGAATATCAGGATATTATTTCAAAATATCTTGGTGTTGAACCAATTAATATAAATTCTAATTTAGTTTCGGCGCAAAATCGAAATAGATTTTATTGGACTAATATTCCAAATGTGACTATTCCAGAAGATAAAAAAATATTCTTAAAAGATATACTAGAAAATACATATAAAAATCTTCAAGATCCACAATTTGTTTATGAAGAAAGAAATGAATTAAATTATTATTGGTCTAAAGATCAATTAAAAAAATTCTTGAATAATCAATATATAAGAAGAGATTGTTATAGAGTTGAAGATTTGAATGGAAAGGTTCAATGTTTGATGGCAGAATTTGGGATCAATCATCCAAAAATATTGGTTAAACAAATTCCACACGGATGGCTTAAAGAAGAATA